ATGTATCCTTATTCTGCTATGGCTAAGAAAACTATTCCGCTATCCGACTCAAAATGCACTGGTGCAAAGCCGCAGGAAAAGGATTATTCCTTATACGATGGTCATGGGTTGATTCTATTCATTCGTAAAAGTGGCTCAAAAGTATGGCGATTTAAATATAAAAGAGCTAATGGTAAAGATGGCCTAATGACTTTGGGTAACTTCCCTGCTTTAAGTTTAAAAGCTGCTAGAGATAAGCGCCGTGAATTGGAGACACTATTAGCTAATGGAATAGATCCAATTGAATACAACGAAATACAAAAGGCTAAACTAGACAATAAATATAATTTTGAATCTATAGCTCGAGAATGGCATACAGCATATAAAAGTACTGGACGTTGGGGAACTGAAACAGCAGAAAGGGCTCTTAAGAATATGGAAGAGTATGTTTTCCCAAAACTTGGGAAAAAGCCTATTGATGCAATCAAGCCAAAAGAACTAATTCAAGTAATCAAAAGTATTGAAGACTTAGGTTATACCGAAGTTGTAAAAAAAACCCGGCAACGGCTAACAAGTATTTTTGCATTTGCAATGTCGAAAGGATTTATTGAAAGTAATCCAGCCTATGGTCTTCAAGATATTTTCATCCTTTCAAAGAAAACCAAACATCATCCTCAATTACCATTAGAAAGATTGCCCGAGTTACAAGCTAAATTAGCTTCCGACACTGGTCATCCACTTACTCGGCTATGTGTTGAATTTGCCTTACATACTTTTGCTCGTTCAAGTGAAATCAGATTTGCAAGGTGGAAAGAGTTTGATTTTGAAAAAGCTATTTGGACCATTCCCCCAACTAGAGATTTTGTAGAAGGTTATAAATACTCTTATCGCGGTGCGAAAATGAAAACACCTCATTTAATTCCTCTATCAAACCAAGCACTAGCTATAATAAAAGAGGTCTACAAATACAGCGGACACACTCAAAATGTTTTTCCTAAAAACGGTGATCCGCATGGCTTTATGAGTGAATCAACTATCAATAAAACTCTACGCCGTCTCGGATATGATACAAATACAGAAGTTTGTGGGCACGGCTTTAGAGGTATGGCCTGTGCAGCCCTAATTCAAAGTAAACTATTCCAGAAAGATGCTGTTGAAAAACAAATGAGTCATCAAGAGCGTAATAATGTACGACTTGCATATACCCATAAAGCAGAGTTCTTAGAAGAAAGAAAAACAATGCTCAATTGGTGGAGTAGTTATTTAGATGCGACTAAAGAAACAAGTATTAGTCCATATGATTATACAGCACAGATTTTAGGTGAAGAGATCATACAATTTAAGTATGCAAAATTGATGAAATAATCAATTTTAACAGTTTGCTAAGCCTAGCTCGACGGAGCGAAAGTCAGATACCCAATCTGATTGGCTTAGCTCCTATTTTGGGATGCCTTGGGAGGCAGAATGAAGAATTTCTATACTTTAGAAGAGGTGTTATCTGCCTCAGATGAGCCATTATCTCTCTTAGATATTATTGATTATTGCCGAAGAAGCATGCTGCATCCGTGTGTATATCTTGATGGTAATTTAGTCTGTATAGAAGAAACTCGCGAACACCATAGTGAGGATAAAAGAGATTATCCTGAACATGTAGTGGAGGCTAAATGGCACGTACCATTTCAAGGATATGTTTTTAGTCAGGATCTGATTGAGCAATTACGATCAAAAAACCAAACTTTTAATCTATTAAAAATTGATCAAATTATATCTCAATATTCTGAAATACCACTTAATGAACCAGAACTTAACCAATCTCTTCACGTATATGAGCGTAGGTATGATGATGACGTTAAGGATTTTTTTTGGATTAGGGATATGAAGGACGAGGAATACAAAGGAATTGAATATTCTAAAAAAGAGATAGTGTTTCATATTGAAGAGTTAAAAAGAATAAATTTTAATGATCCTGATAAAAGAAAGTTTGACGCCTTACGGCGTGAATACAATCATGAAGAATATAAACACCTACTATTCTCAAAACCATCATTCTCAATTCATGAAGCAGCTTCAATTGTTTCTATGAATAATCCACTATTCGTAGAAGTTTATCGAGATCAACCGAATTTCGTTAAATACTTTCAGCATTATTTACATTCTTATAATTTAATTAGCTCATGGTATAAAGATGGCATTTTAGGCGAATCAGAAATGATCCCTGCTGAATTATTAAAAGAGACTCTTAAGAAAAACAAAATTCTTATCCAGAGTTTTAATGCGCATCTAATAATAATGGAAGAAGGTAATCTCACTGTCGAGCACAAAAGAATTAATGAGCAAAATGAAGAAATAGAAAGACTGAGAGAAACTATTAAAAACTTAAATACACAAATTGAGCAATTACAGTCGGAACAATCATTAGAGCCAGTAAAGTCATATAACCTACTAGATTTAATTCTAGACAGCACTGACAATGAAAGATACGCGCCTGATCTAGCTTATGCTATTCAATTATGGGAATCAGTTTATGTTACTAATCCCAAATCAGGCAAGCATAGTAATAAAGCAAATATTTGGATCAAAAATAATACACCCTATTCCGGCGATCGAGATGATACGTATACGCGCAGACTACGAGATATAACATCACCGTTAATTGGATGGCATGATGATAGAAAAAAATTATTAATCAATAATTAACTAAGCTATTGAATTTTAAAATCTTAAAACTACGTACGTAAAGTTACGTCCGTAGTTTTTTGCATTTACGTGCTATGCGTCCGTACGATCAAAACTGTTTAGATACAACCAAGCGTTAGAAATATATGGTTGTAATTATGCTTCAAATAACTCCAATTCGAATTCAATTCAGTACTGTATGCCAATTACTTGATGTAACACGTGAGTCTCTTCGACACACTATTCGTAAAGACCCCACGTTTCCAAAGCCTATAAAAATGGGTAAAACAAAACAAGCACCCGTTTTCTTTGATTATAAAGAGCTTGTTGATTGGCATAACAGCAAGAAAACCGCTGCTTCTGAAAGGGGGGCATAGTGATGTTTATAACATGTCGATCTAATTCAGAACGCCACCTCATGTCTAGCAAAGAATTACTAGAACTAATTAATCAGGTTCGTCATAGCGTGGGAGAACCTCTACTTCGCCTGAACAGTTTCAATGTAAAAATTGAAGATGAACTTGATGGAGAGAACTACACAAAGAATGTAGTTCAAAATTTCAACAACACGGAGTCAATTGTATTTCAACTCACTCTTGATCAATGCATGCTGATTGGTATGCGTGAATCAAAAGCCGTTCGTAAAAATGTTTTAGCTGCATTAAAGCAAAAACAAACACCCCTCTTACCTCAATCTTTCTCTGAAGCACTTCAGTTAGCAGCAGATCAGGCACGAAAAATTGAAGAAGATAAACCAAAGGTTGATTACTACGAAAAAATTGTAGTTCGTGACACTTTACTCAATGCGACTCAAGTAGCTCAGAAAATTGGTTTATCCGCTATAGCCTTAAATAAGCTTTTGGACTCTCTCAAAGTTTATAGCCACGGCGTAAAGCGTGCACGTGTATTTCAACAATGGTTTATCGATAAAGGGTTTGGCGAATTAAAACAAACTGATCTGGGTTACTCACAACCAATGTTTACGACGAAAGGCGAAGCTTGGGTAATTCAAAAATTAGTAAGTGAAGGGGTTATTTCATGAAATATTCACCTATTTTTAACTTCGCCCTTTTCAAATTAATTTTATTGATTTATATTAAGTCTGTCTGGTGCAAAATCACTAGATTAGCTTTGGTCGGCTATAATTACACAAGCGCATACAGTCCGCTTCGGGCTTTTTTTATGCGTAAAATCTCTATGCTTCCGCATTCCTATGGTGAAGCTGGAGAGGGACATCTTCGGATGTGCGGGTCTCTTGTGTACCTGTCGACCAACCCTTTTCAGCTTTGCCACCCTCACTTGGTCGTGACTGGTAAAGCTCCTAAACAAACACAAGGAGCGCATTCATCATGAACGCTAAAGTACAAATTCAATTTCCAGAACAATCAATTCCTTTTTACAGTGTCGCTGATATTATCAGTGCCTATTCACTTGCATCTGAAGCTGCCACACAACTTCGAACTTTGGCTAACCAGATCAACAAAGCAACGGCTTTCGTTAAAGCATTTGTACAAGAAAATGATAAAGCCGACTCCTCTGCTTTTGCTGAACTAGAAAATCTAATAATAATTTCCCAGCAGCTTGCTAACAGTCAAGCAGACACTTACATGCGTGAACTTAACAGACATACGCATAAGCCTGATGATCAGTACGATGCTGGTGATCTGTACTATGCATACTCATTAGCTTATGAAAATACATCATGGCTTGAGACCATGTTTTATGAAGCTAAAGATGAAGTCGAAATAATCAAAGAGGCTATTAAGCAAAATACTCATGGCGCCGTCTTCGCGACTCTTGAACGCTTAATTCATATCGCCGCGTACTTGGCCGAAACTCATAGCAATACATTCGATATTGAAAGCGAAAAGTATGAATCAGAATGGGAGGCTACTAAAAATGGATAAGCCTTCTCGAGATTTGAATAAAACAGCACAAGCAGAAGAAGCCACTCCACCAAGGAACCCACTTCCTCCCACATATCCTAGCCTGGTGAAAATTACAGGCGAACGGCTGGTAAATGCGCTAAACAAAATTTATCAGCAAGGAGGATCCAGTGAGCATTGATGCAACACGGTGGGCTTGGGCTGCTCCAGTAAATAACTCATCACAACGTCTCGTTCTGCTTTCATTAGCAGATCGGGCCGGTGAAGAACATACGGCTTGGCCAAGCATAGAGCGCTTGGCTAAAGATACCGTGCTGGATAAAAAAACAGTTCAAAAAGTTATTTTAGAGTTAATTAAACTTGGTCTGGTCGAAGATACTGGAGAGCGCACAGGACCTACCAGACGTGTTCGTGTTCTCAAGCTCAACGGCGTAAAGGGTCGCGAGGAATACACCCAAAATCTAGATGATGCTAATACACCCAAAAACGGGAACATTAAACAATCCCAAAAACGGAATGATTCCAAAAATGGGAATGATCCCAAAAATAGTGCTTTGAATAACCCCAAAAACGGGATGTTGAATGATCCCAAAAACGGGGTGCAGAACCTATCAGGGAATCTACCAATGAATCTCTCTCAAGAGCATGACTGGATTCCTGATGTGGATCAGTTGATAACAAAGATAAAGATGGCAGGTCACAGCAACAATATAGACCTAATCTTTGGCCTACCTAGCTTTGAATTCGAGCTGAGTGCATTCAACTCTTATTTTGATAACAGCGGACTATCTGACAGTAAAAAACTTCATAAGTTCACGGCTTGGATCGTAGACAAGTTTGAACGCTACAAAAAGCAGAATCCTGAATATGGCATTCAGTCTCTAACCGGACAGCAAGCTAATACTGCTCAACCATTTCTTAATTTACCGACTAAGCCTAAGAGCCTATTAGGAGGTCCTCAATGAATACGCCGATTCATAATCTACAAATTGAACAAGCTGTACTTGCAGCGCTGATGACTGTTTCAAATTCGTATAGCCAAGTTGAAAATCTACTGACCGAGGAAGATTTCCACGCTACACGCCACAAACTAATTTTTCAGGCCATAGTAGATCTTGATTCTAAAAATTCACCATATGACGCCGTATTGGTTAACCAGTGGTTAGAAATGCGTAACTATTCTGAAGCTGCCGGTGGTGAGCAATACATCATGCAAATTTTAGGTGATGCCCCTTCCAGCTTTTATAACCTGGTGTCTTATGCTGAGAAATTGAAGGATCTTACGACATGCAGGCAAGTTGAAGCTGAAGCCATGAAGGTGATTAATCATGCTCGGAACTTAACTGTGAGCCGTGGTGAGCTGGTCCAGAATGCACAAACTGCTTTTGCAGATCTGAATACTGAAACTGGAAGTGAATCACTCTTTCATATTCATGATGCTGCATCCAATACATTTCTTGAGATGCACCGTAAGATTGAAGCTGCACTTGCTGGCAATTCGATGATTAAAGGAATCCAGACCGGTATATATGACTTAGACAAAAAGTTAGGCGATGTCGAACCTGGATGTCTAATGGTGGTGGCTGCACGGCCCGCGATGGGTAAAACTACGATGCTCCAGCTCATCGCAAACAATGTAGCAGTCGTACAGAAAAAGCCTACCCTCATCATGTCTGGCGAAATGCCTAAAGAGCAGATTGCCATGCGTCTCTGTTGCGCGATTGCACCGGCAGATATTGGAGTAGTACGCAATTCCCCTCATCTACTACCTAAAGAGGAATTTACAGCATATACAAACGCCGTTGCGATGCTTCAAAAAGTACCGATGTATATCAATGATATGTCTCGTCCCTCGATAGCGAATATCAGGGAATCTATCCGTAAAGTAAAACATCAGTACGGTACCGTTGGTGTGGTGCTGGTGGATTACCTTCAGATCATGAAGACTACAAAACAGTTTGCCCGAGAAGATTTAAAGATTGCATACTTCACTGGTGAACTTAAAGCCATGGCCAAAGAGTTTGATTGCGTCATAGTCCTATTATCTCAGCTCAACCGTGAACTAGAGAAGCGTCCAAACAAACGCCCAATGCTGTCGGATCTACGTGAATCCGGTGCAATTGAACAGGATGCAGACCAGATCGTTTTCTTATACCGAGATGAGATCTATAACAAGGAATCTCAATATCGAGGTATTGCTGAGGCCATAGTAGGGAAAAATCGCCACGGTGAACCGGGTACTGCGTACATGTATGCTCAATTGAAGTACTGCCAATTTACTAATTTAGATCATGAAGCACTTAATCAAATCCAAGGAGCAACAATATGATGTTTGTGGATAAAAGTTGTATAGACTCGACTGTATTTAAGAATTCACCTGCTGAAAGATTTAAAAATCTGAAAACCCAAAAAAAAGTAAAAGAGTTCTTCATTAAGCGCCGAGGATATAAGCGCCCAGACTTCAACAGAATGATTGTAGATTTGCGTAACCTTGGATGGTCACATGAGAAAATAGCCTTTGTATTACCAATATCAGGTGCATCTACTGTTAGCGAATGGGCACGTGGTGGAGTACCTAACTATGAAAATGGTGAAGCATTTATTGAACTTTGGAAGAATGAAACCGGGATTGATAGATTCCCACGCGAAGGTGAATGGCAAACATATAAATACGATATTGGTCAATTAGGGTTACTTTAAATATCATTTAAAAGCCCTAAATAGGGCTTTTAAAAATGTTAGTAAGTAGTCATTATTCAGTATTTTTATCGTGTAACAGACAGTAGACTATCATGTAACACACCTTTTTTTATCGTGTAACACCTCAAACAATTATCATGTAACACCCTTAAATTGTCCATTTTTTATCGTGTAACAGTAGATTTTTATATTTTTTGACCAATTTAATAATAATCTCTCATATCTTTGAGGAGAGAAATTGTTAGGCCTGTATTCTGAATTTTTCTTTCATTAGAAATATATTTATTTTTCTCATTTTTATAAGAGTACTGCATCTTTTTTGAATCGATCATTTTGGCTAAGAATTTCTTAACTTCGACCTTATCAACAATACGGTAAGTTGCCTCAAAACTAGGCTCCTTATCAAATGCCACTATATAGCGTCCCCCACCTCTTGGCTTATTTTCCATTTCAATAATATATCCTAACGAGCCCAACAAAATTTTGAATTCCCCTCTCTGTGCTCCGCATATAACTGCATTCATATTATAATTATCTTTGTAAGAGTTACAGCTTAAAAACCAGTAATTATCACCGCTCTTGTTTGGAATCGACTCACTATCAAATAGGGCTAAAGTTAGTAATCCATTCTCTTTAGCTGAAATAAATTTAACTCCATTGATAGATCCTTCTTTAGGTGTCCCATCAGAGTTAAAGATATCAGCTATATCAAATTCTGAAGCTGCCACAGCGATACAATTAAATGCACTAAAGCATGCTAAAGACATTAATACCTTAAGTAAAAATTTATTCATTTCTTTCATTTTTAAAGTGTGATAGTTAATACCATATTATAAAAAAGGAGCTGAAGCTCCTAATTTTATTCTGATAAATCCCACCAGTAACTATTACCCAAGTTCTCAAGCCGTTGCTGTGTTCTTGGTAAATAATCAGGATCAATCATATTCTGCATTTTAGAAAACAGCATACGATCAACTACCAACTTACTGTACCAAAGGTTCTGCAATGGAATATTACTCTTCAATGTATTTGCCACTTCCATCATCCGAGTAGACTCTTTGCCCTCAATTATGTTGTTCCCCATACCTGTGAGCAACATACCCAGCTTCATACTCTGGCCTAATAATGGACCGCTGATAAAGTCTGAGGCACTTCGACCAGTTGGATCTGAAAGCGCAGACATGATGTCACCTAGGAATGAAAGTCCTCCACCTTTAAGAAGTGACTTACCAAAGAAATCTATCGTGAATACAGGCTCCGGATTCTTACCATTGGCCAAGTTCTGAGTCTGGACGATCAATGCACCTGCTAAAGTTTGATAAGCCAGTAGCGAAGCTAGGAACGTCACTCTGCTCTTAATGTCTCCCTGGGCAAAGGCACGATGACCAATACGGAACATATAAGCCAATGGGAAGCCTTTGAACTGGAATAAGGTTCGGCCCAATTCCCCTTGGATAGTTCCGGCTTCACCTAAGTTAATGATGCTACGTTCACGTACACCTGCTTCGATAATAGCGACTGACTCCTCATTAAAGATATGAGTCTGGTATTTCATAGCAGCTTTATACCGGAAGTCAGCCAGTGCATTAGCATTGTCCTGCTTGTCCAGTGGCAAGAACTGCTTAATCACATCATCTGGTGCATTAAAGAAGTCATTCTGCGAAAGTACCGCCGTCCCATCTTCACGCTTACTTGGCTCCAGCTGCTGCCACAACTGCCAGTCACGTTCGGTAATACCGTTCCCCTGCAGGATCTTAAGATCATCTGCACCAAGATCCTTCCAATCCGTTTTACGGGTCATTTCAGCAAGCTTATTCATATGCACCAGATTAAGCGCTCGTTTCGCTCCTGCGGTGACGGCGTTCAGTCCTGATAGTTTCATAGTTGTTGCAGCAAAAGCCTGCATACGTGCATTAAAGCGGCCTGACTTGGTAGCACTACTGACAATATCAGCATCACCGAAACGGGTCATTGAACCGGCCATTTCGTTAATCCCAAGGCCAAACCGCAATGCTTCATCACGTGTGGCACCCTGTTTCAATTGCTTCATGTATTCAGGGAGGATCGATTTGGTATAGGACAGGCCCAGCATATTAGCGACCTTCTTCATACTGGCATGGTCGCCAAAGGTCGTCAGCGTGGTGCCACCTAATTTAGATGCAACCATTAAGGCACGTAATCCACCCATAACGTTACCTAAGGTTGAATCAATCGCCCGGGTATTGGCATCCAGAGTGTTATACATGGACATGGCCCGATGAGCCTGCTTATCAATCTCACCATGTTTCATGCCATTCTGTGGATCTGCTTTCAGTTTGATCTTGGCTTCATCCAATAACGACTCAAATGTATTACGAGGATTGGATCCAAGGTTCTGCATCATGGCCACTTCTGTACTCATGCGGTGAGTATGGTTTTTCAGAATCTCATGAAACCCTGCTTCATCATAAGTTCCATATTTCTTCTGATACGCCAGCCATGCGTCACCATCCTTGAAATGCAAAGCCCTGGACTCTTGGTGACGATTCGCCATCTTGGAGCGACCACCTACAGGCGATGCCCCTGCTTTGGCCTGTTTATTCAGTATCAGTAAGTCTTTGTTAGCGCCGTTGGTTGAGATGGTTTTATAAATCTCCTCAAGCATGGATTTAAGCTCCAGCTCATCCATCAACTCACCAGTCTCTTTGACATACTGATTACGATCTACTCCAGCCAATGCATCGTTCACCCATTCTGATTGATCTGTTAGGGCTACTTTCTTCTGATCATGTGATGTCATAAAGCCAAAGTTATCGAGCTTCTTAATATTCCCACCAGCCCGGTTGAAGGCTAAACGCATTTCCTCCAGGGCTGCACTTACTTCCTTGGCAATCGCCGTAATTTCTGGATTATCAGATTTGCCACCAAACATGACCCGGATAATGTCGTCAGTCATTGCCTTGTTCACTGACATACCAAAGCGCTCTTGTGTCTTGGTAAACACATCGGCAACCAATGACATCCAGCGGCTATGCAATGCTTGAGATTGTTTCTCTATAGACTGGATACCACTCTGATCCGAGAAGTATGCAATCTTCCGCATTAAAGCTTGGACCGGGTTTAATTTAGGATGGTTATAGATTTCGTTCTGTAGCTGAGCCTTGATGATGGCATCCCGGGCAATGTTCTGATTGTTCTTAGCGATCTGGACGGCGAGATCCGTAGCAGTTTTCTGCGCAATCGCTTCAGCACGTTCAGCAGGACTTTTAAACATCCAATCAGGATCTGTTCTGGCCAGAGTATTTTGTGCCCGGATATACAGTGATGAAATACGATTACTATCAGCTGCACTTAATTTTCTTTTACCTAATGCCTTTGCAACTTGTTCTCTACATTCAGCTCTCATGCTGCTTCACTCCCAAATCTTAATGCGCAGCTTGCCAATGCTTTCACTGCCTGAATTTCATCTTTTGCGATTTCTTCTTGCTCTTTGACATAGTCCAATAGATCTCGGGATGACATCGTCACAATTTCCTCATCCCCGTTTTCATCCAGACGCGTAAAGGTCACTTCCATATCGGGATCTGCTTCCAGAATTGAAACTGCTTCCCTGCCGTCTGCCGTGTCAGTGAATGCACCGTATTCCCCTTTACTAGACTTGGTTAAGTCCGGTGCACCATCAACCTTAGATTTACCTGGCTTCCAAAACTCCCGTTCCAATGCCTGAGTAGCTTTATGCTGTACCGCAGTTAATTCAGGACTATCGGCTTTACCATTAGCAGGATGGGCAAATAGGTCATTTCCATTACGTGTAGCCTTTACCGGGCTAATGGTGCCATCTTGATTAACTTGGCGCTGGAATGTCGTATTAGAAGTACTATTGTGTAGCTCTTGAATAACTCCCCCATCATCCATTGACCGCTCTCGTTTAAGGTAGTTTTGCGATCTGGTTGGAGTCCAATTATCTACCCCTGCGATAATTGAGTTTTGCTGAATATTTGAATCTGATGTTCTGGTATTGATATCTAAAGTGTTCGATTCTGGACCTGGAAGAATAACGCGTTGTTGTTCTGGCTCAAGCTGGTAAAGATCAGAGTCCAATGTATCCAAATTACGGTTAGCGCTATTACCGGGACCAGATAAATCGACTTGAGGTTCAACATACGGCGTTCGGTAAGCACCACCTTCAGAATACTGATAATGCGCCGTAGCCTTGAGGTATTCCAGATCCTCCTTGGTCAATGGAGAAGATAGGGCTTCAAACTCTTCCTGGAGTGACTTCACACTATGCTCATCTGCACTGAGTACAAAAGGCATTGCTTCAATTTCAGCATCAGATTGGGACTTGTAAGCAGGTGGCGCAGTTATATCAGACTCAAACTGTGGGAACTCTGATTCGCTCCCTCGGACTTCAGTAGATCTTACTGAAGCATCTGGACTAACATCACTATAAAGACTTGCGATTTCGTTCCAGCGCTTTTCGTATTTGGCCTTTACTTGTCCTACGGTCATACCATTGAATTGATGACTTGAAGTGATACCTTCTGCAATCTGTCTTGCAGTCTTTTTCTGATTGCCTTTACTCCAGCGTGTGGCCACATCAACAAAAAGCTCATTATCCTTAGCCTTTAAAAATGCTGGTCCACCACCCTCACCAAAGAAATGCAGGTAGTAAAGCTCTAGGCCATTCGGATCTCGATTAAAGTGAGTACGAAAAACCTTGGAGTTATGTTCGTAGTAGTTCAGGCCCGCTTTAATTTGATCATTGCCATCAAACTTGTTCTTACCTCCCATACGGGCAAAGGTGCTATCCAAAGTCTGGAATAAGCCGGTAGCGGAAGATAGTAACTTACCGTTTCTGTCCTTTGGCTGGATTGAAGTGCTGAAGGTGCCACCAGTTTCCAAATGGGAAATGATTAAGGCATCCACTGGATTGATACCCCGTTTAGAGGCTTCCTGGACAATCGTTTTTGTCCACGGTTTTTTATCAAATACAGGGTTAGTCAAGACATCGGCTATTACTGGCGCTTTATGTTCATCAGTATTGATAGCGCTTGGTCTTACAATAGCCTTCGGTGTACCTGTTATTGGTACCACTGGTGTACTGGTTACTACTGCTTTAGGTGTGCCTGTCACTGGTGCTTTTAAGCTGACCAGCTCATCATTCAATGCACTCTCCATTGCACTATCCAATGCATCAAAGTGTGAATTGGCCTCTTTTGCATTAGTTGGGCTAAATGGATTCGTACCCTCTGCATGCTCGATGTTGGCCTGAATATGAGCCGCATCATTCATAGTATCTACATTACTATGGTCTTTAATCTGCTCTGGTCGTAAACGCCCTTTGTTCGCCCACAAGTTGAGTAATAAGGCCATCCCGCCGTTTGCTGCTAATGTGGATGGACTTAAAGCATTTTCCTTTAATGCCTCACCGTATTGAGCGACCTTTTTATTTTCATTGGTTTTAAGAAACGAACCTTCTAAATAATCACCAGCGACCCCTGCCCCAGTAGCCAGCGCAGTAGTGGCCACAGCATCAGCGACCACTGATTTAGCAACGCCGTGGGTAGGAATCGCAAAACTTGCTGCATCTGCAAGCCCTTTAATGGCGCCACCAGTGCGAGCAGTTTTTACATCTGCCCCTTTATTCAATAAATCTGATTTCTCTGCTTCAAAGGTCTGGTACCCAAATAGTCCAGAGTTTAGAGCTAAACCAGGTACACCGCCTGTACCTAGTGTAGTGACGGCGTTCCAGCCAATACGAGTAAAGTCTTTGGTTAGGCCATAAGTAAACTCACCAACTCCACCAAGATCATCAGGTTTAAAGATCTCAAGGTTTTGTGCTCTTAGAGCCGCTGCTTTCTTGTCACCACGAATCAAGGCATCCGGTGCAGTAGCAGCCTCAATAGTACCCATGGCAACACCGGAAACCACACCTAAAGCACCGTCACTAAATCCACCGCGTTCACTTTTAGGTTTAAAACGAGGATCTTCTTGATTTAACGTTAATTCATCATCTGCTAAAAAATCCATCTTTATCTCATCTCACTTTAAATGTTAAACGTGTTTGACGCTTCTTATCGGTGGCATCCATGATGTACTTGGTACCATTCTTGAAGTAATAGACGTATGGATTTTTAGGGTCTTGCTCTAAAGGCAGATCCAAGAAGAAGTCTTTATCAGATCCGCCGTAGGTTCTGGCATTACGAGAGTTAAAGCTTTCCAGCTGCTCACGAAAAGCCTTTTCACTAACGGTATGAGGCCGGAGTACTACAGATTTACTTCCGAAAAATCCCCCTGAAGTGAACTTGCCACCAGTTACATTTAGAATTGCTTTATTGAACAAATCCTCATCTATGGTTTTATTTAATATGCTTCCCTTTGAATCGGCTACTTTCTCGGACTTTTGAACCAAATAAGCATAGTTAGCTTTAACTGACTCCAAATAAATCTGAAAGTCTGGTTTACCTGGTGAAGTGATGCCAGCTAAGTAGGTTGCGGTATAGGTTCTTAGGGCATTGTCATCAACCTTTACCAAGTTCTTATCCAATAGATCCTGCCCGGTAATAATCTGGCCGGCAATGTCTTGCAGCCCCCGGCTATTAAGCGAAGCAGATAAACGGTAGGCACCACTTTCACCGGCAATACTATTAATCATATCTCGTGCAGCATTAGCATTACTGGCACTAGATTTATGAAGGCTAGTGAGCAAACTCAATTTGTCCCCTGGTCTGGCTTTTTCCCAGAACTGTTTTAATTCAGATTGTTGTTGAGTAGAGAAAGGATTTAAGGACCCTACAGTCCCATCTAATATATTGTTGGCGTGAATAGATTTAATATTTTTGGATAGAGCTGCAATCGCTTCAGGGCTACCACTTAAAATTGCATTAGTGGGTACTACCGTCAGATCTTGGCCAGTCTTAATCGAGTAAGCCAGAGCTGAATTATTTTTTTCATAGCCCAGCATATTGTCATGAGTTCTAGATAGAAGATTTAACTTCCAACTCACATCTTTAGCATTATCTTGCGCCGTATTTTGAGCCTCTGACCGCTTTTTACTGAGGTAAGCTTCGCGCTCATCCGCTCCCAGTCTCATGAACTGCTGGACTTCAACCAAGGCCCCACTATATTGAACAAAGTCAGACTCTTTTTGAGTTCCCTGTACACGTGCCAAACGAGCCTTGATTACCGCCTCACTTGGAATTAATCCAGTTTCAATGTCTGCTTTCATTTCATTAACAGCATCTTTAGCATCATCATCTAATTGCTTTTGCTGCAAGGCAGCCGCACGTTTATTCTGATCCATTTGAGTGAGTGCACGACCACTCCAGTAAACAGCCTGCTCTTGGGTTAAATTGGGATGTTTTGCTATTACAGCTTCAGGAGTCGTTAGTTCAGTAAGCTTTGCATTGTCCGACTTATTTCCTAAATAGAATGCAGCTACATCATTGCTGGAGCGATTATTTTTGTACTCATTAAAAGTATCCTGAACATGAGCCAGAGGTAAGCCTTTAGATTGCGCATACAAAGCTAATCCATTCCAGACCTCTTTTTCAGAAGCATTGGGATTCTTAAGGTAGTTTTCTCGCATGTCCTTGAGCTGGACAATGGCCTGTTGCTGTTCTGACTTCTGTGCGATCGGCAAATACTTGGATGCGCTCTGGTAAGAATGCTGTTCAAAGTAATTATTAAAGCTTTGCTCGAATTGTTTTGGTACGGCAGTCTTATACTGAGTCTTGATTGATTCCAGGCTTTGCTGCCGCTGCTTTACTGCTTCTTCATAAGGAAGCTCACCAGTCTGGATTTTAAGAGTAAGGTCACTGTCTACAACATTGATATCAGCACCAATTTTAGAGGACTGTAAAGCGAAGTCAGCTTTCTCTTTTTTATCTTTTTCCTCTTTACGCGCTTCAAGCACATCATCAACAGCTTTACCAATGCTTCCGAGTCCGGTTATAGGCGTATGTTGTTGCAATGTAGGTCGCGGCATGTTTCGGCCTGATGAACGTGGAATTAATACCATTTTATTCTCAAAGTAGTTTACTCAATACTTCAAAATTAATGGGTTATAACTCCCTAAAAAATGGGTATATACAGCACTAAAAAAAGGAGGTTTTAAAGCCTCCTATTTACTCATTTATATAAAATCAAAAATTCATGTATTCAATGAATTCTCCTATTAACGGGATCTCCCTTACTTATACGTTCTAAAATTTGTTTTACAGAGTCCACTTTCTTTAAAATTAAATTTATTTCAAAACCAAACGAATTCTTGTTCAATAGACGCTTATATTTATTCTCAGGATCGAGATAATACCCCGTAATAATTAAAGCATTCGATATATTGTTGATCCAAGCTAATGCTGTCCTTAAAGAGGAATAATATATATCTTTTGGCTTCGCCATAATTAATAGCAACTGATTTAATTCTTCAAGGTCATTTACTATAACTAATAACTGATGAATAAATTGCTTCTGAAAAAGCTGATTAGAATCTAGATAACGAATATCTTCCTGAAATTTTTTCAATTTTTCTGGAGTGCTTTTACATAGATCAATAGCCCGGTTAATATTGGTTCCTGTAATCGGTTCAAAAAACTTCTTTTTAGATCCCATGTGTAATCCTCCTAAGCTATAAGGTAACGATTAATTCGAGGTATTTCTTTTTCTGTTTTATTAGTCAAATGCATCCAAAGTTCAACAAAGGCAGCGCCGTTGTCATATTTCATGACACTTCCACAGATCCATTCTCTGACTGAGGAAGCCCCTGATATTGGTAATACAAAGGCTATTTTCTCAAGTGTCCACCCCAGATTTTTCAAATCTACAATCATTCTGTTGAGGTCTGGAGCTAAATAGTTTAGCAATCTCTTATTAAAAAAAAGATTTTTAGGTGTGGAGAAGCAGCATAACTCAGCAAATATATTCATAGTTCAGCCCTATCAATTTATCTAATTAGGACTTGGATTAGGTCCACAAAAAATGGGTATATTTTCAATAAAACGCGCGCGTGCGCGAGGGAGACTGTAAAACACCTCTTTTACTCCACTAATTTCACTAAAACTGAATCTTTTTTTAGCTGGCAGCTTGTATATCATTTGCATAATTTTGAGCTTCCACATATCGCTCAGATTTGCGTTCTAAGCGTGAAATAATTTTTAATGTACCTTTAGTTGTTTTTCTAAAGAAAAGCTCACTGTGCTTAAACCAGTAAGAAATTTGACTATATCCATAATCAATCTTTGGGCTAGAAATCAAATCCATTCATAAATTGTGTTTTACCTGTACCTATCATCAAAATAATTCGCCGGCAAGAAATAGATCCAGATAGCTCTCAGAAAGTGATAGATTCTATGGTTAATTCATTGATAGGTTCTGCATCCCAAAAACGGGTACATTCAAAATCCCAAAAACGGGTACATTCAAAATCCCAAAAACGGGTACATTCAAAATCCCAAAAACGGGATCGTTCAAAATCCCAAAATTGGGAATATTACCGTTTTTGGAATGATCCCAAAATTGGGTACATTACCACCCTTAATTACAACGCTGGCTAATGTCATTCTCTCACCGTTTCTAGCTGTATAAATTTTGGACATAATCTTAGGAAGACCCTGTCCATAAAATTCAATAAGCAAAAAGCGAGACTCTTATGTTTAAACACAAATATATCATCACTGTAGAAAGCGAATCTCCACCTCAGATATGCTTAGGAGATAAAATTCACGGCGCCACAGTTATTTCATTAGAAGTAGAGCAATATCCCGATCTTGTAGATTTAGCATGGCTCACTAAACGCTTTCCTCTATCAAGAGAGATGCTCTCACAAAAATTAGAACTATTTAATGTTGGTGGGAATAGCAAGAAACTCTATGATCCAAATATTGTTGTTCCATTTCTAAAAACAGATTTAACACATCGAATAGGCAGACCAAGGAAAAACTAAACATCAGCCAATGGTAAAAAAACATTAAAATTGGTAAAAAAAATTTTAAAACGGTAAATCTTAGGATAAAATACACTTATTAAATTAAAAAAGTTTACCAAAAATGGAACTAAAACTTAGCCAACTCCTTATCGATTCTGCTCTAACTGGTAATGTCAGATCAGTTGAAATGGCATTAAAAAAAATTGCTCCTAAAATTAAGAGTGATGATCCAGAGTTGTACCATTTTATTAACAGTAGATTGCAATCGAACCTTTTACGTTCGAAAGATAATTCAAAAATACTTCCTGTTGACACTGATTCACGATTACAACTAGTTCGTGTCGAAAATCCAGTTATTATGTCTTCAATTCCTATTCTGTCAGAAAGTATTGAAAGTAAATTATTTCAAGTAGTTAAGGAGCGCTCTTTAATTGAAAAATTGTTAGAACTCGGATTAGCCCCTACTAAAACTATTTTATTTGAAGGTCCTCCAGGCGTTGGTAAAACAATGTCAGCTAGATGGCTGGCGAATAAATTAGAACTGCCATTAATTGTTTTAGATTTAGCTACAGTTATAAGTAGTTATCTTGGTAAAACAGGCAGTAACATTCGAGCAGTTCTTGATTACGCATCCTCGTTCCCTTGTGTAATGCTATTAGATGAATTTGATGCAATTGCAAAACGTAGAGATGATGAGCGAGAACTAGGAGAATTGAAGCGTCTAGTCACAGTACTTTTACAGACATTAGATGATTGGCCAGAATCATCTATATTAATAGCAGCTACAAATCATAGTGAATTACTTGATCCAGCAATTTGGCGTAGATTTGACTTACAACTTAAGTTCAGTAATCCAACCCCACAAATGATCGAAGCTTATATAGAGCAGCAACATTCCGATTTAAAAAAGCATAAAAAACTTTTATGTGAACTTTTTTCAGGAAAATCTTTCAGCGATATTGAACGAACATTTAACTTATCTAGAAAAGAAGCCTTTATAAAAGACCAAGCACTCATTAATATTCTTTTAGGAAGAAATGAAAATTTAAAATCAGTTTCTAATGCTTCTAAAAAGCAAACTTCTAAAACCGAAAGAAATGAAATTGTGCTTAACTTATACCGAAAAGGTCTTTCTCAGAGAAAAATCGCTGAAGAAACAGGCTTAAGTAGGCCAACAATTAAAAAAATTATTACCACTTTACAAACAATTGAGAGTAATTAAATATGAAGAACTTCCTCATAGGTTATGGTGAAACCATTACAAATCCAGTCTATATAAAAACTGGAGGTGGAGATAAGAAACATCCCTATTCAATAGAAGAAGGGAGATTAAGATTTCAACATAATTTAGAGGAAATTATGTGGGAAATCGAAAATAAACCTACCGATGCATGTGCTAATGATGAGGTTGTGGTCAAATTTATTCAACACCCTTCATATTTAGCTAAAACCTATTATCCTCGTAAGCTATTCAAAAAATTTGGGATGAAAGACATAGGTTCAAAATCTGTAAAAATTTCCCCTGATAGTTGGGCTACCCGCAAACATCCAGATATTGCTGTAACTTCTTGCATATATGTATCTGGGAAAAAAACTGACTATCAAAAAATGCTTAAAGATGTTGAAGAAAATAATCTAGATCAAACTACTTTAGCT